GCGGAGACGCACGGCTTGACCGCAGACCGGGAGCAATGGTTTCAGCGCCATCGAGAGAATGCTGAACCGATTGTTCGCGCACTCGTGGCGTCATACGTTGAGGATGCGCCGTTCACATGGCAGCAAACGGCGAAGGTGGATCAACTCGTTGAAGTCGCCATCGATCAGGCGCGACTCAGACAATCGAACGACTATCTGGACGATTTTCTCACTGAGCAAACGGTCTCGGTGACCGAGAACGGGCAAGAAATCACCCAACTTGAGGAGAACCCTGCTCATATGCCACGCGATAGAATCAAGCGGACAAACTTGAAGATCCTCAAAGAACTCGGTGTCCTCGATGACCCCGAAAGCGCCTCAGCGGCGGCGACGATGACGTTAGCGGAGGTGCTCAATGACTGACGCAACCACATCTGAGGATTCCGATAAGATACCGTTTACCCCAGGGGTCTCACTTCCAAGTCCGGGGGAGCGGGAGCATGGGACTGAGAAATCAATCCGTGACTTGGAGGGGTGCAATCAACAAGAGGCGCAAGAGTATCTACTAGAGTGTACCCTACCGGAGCGCATCGAAGTCTTGTTCGGCGTTTCACCATTTGATTATCAGCGGGATCTCTGTGAGTATGTTGAAGCCAACGATGTCGCTAAAGCCGCTGTTCAACCTGGGAGACAGGTCGGAAAAACATTAGTTACGGCAGGAATTGCAGCCGATTCAGCAGCACGGAACCGTGGCGAGGACACACTCATCACGGCACCACGGCAGGAGATTGCTGATGAGATGATGCGAGAGGCGACGGCACTCTTATCGGAAGCACAGGAGCGACTTGCGGCAGTCAATCTTGAGCTGGGTGTTGAAACTGAGAATAAACGCGAGTGGATCTTTCAGCATGGTGGACGGTTACTGTCCAGAACGCTCGGAGTCGATGGAGTTGGGTCTCGCGGTAAAAATCCTAATGCAGTGTTTTGTGACGAAGCAGCATTCGTGATCGATGACCTGTTTGAATCGGTCATTGAACCGTTTTTTACGACATTCGACTCCTACACATTCATTCTGACATCTACCCCGTCCGGGGATGCTGGATATTTCTATCGTAAAGTTCAGATTGATGACTCATGGTATAGTCCCCGGTG